TTAATTAGGGAGTTTAAGTTCCATACCAGCATATAGCGGTGTACTAATATCCATATCGTTAAACTCTGCTAATTCAAGATATCTCGTACCGTCTCCCAATGCTCTTTCTGCAACCTGCCAGAAACCTTCCCCAGTTTCCACTGTAGTATATGTTACATCTTCTGTCTCATCTTCCTGTTCTTCTGGTGGTGTTTCATTAGGTTCATCATCATAATGGCCTGTAATACAATTATCATCTACAAATCCTGTTCCATCACCGATAAGGTAAGGGTGTCTAGTTCCTTTATATACATGTGTTATAACTCCATCTGTATAATACGGTGTTGCTCCATCTGTCCAGTCGCCGGCTGTATAATAGATTCTATTGTAACAAACGTGATTTCCTTCGTGGTACATTGTACCCACATCTTCTATATCTCTTTCTGGGATAGGTTCTTCTGGCTCATATTCCGGTGTATTAGCCTTTGCATAAGTATTAAATGTCTCTTCATTCATATAGATGTCTGTGTCTGTCCTTGCAGACGAACCATCTATGCAACCGTCCGCACTATCCTGCCAGATTTCAGCCCAATCTACCGGACAATTATCAGGTCCCCAGATAGCAAGCCACTTCTTATCTGTAAGTGCTTCCCTATCTAAGATATTAGAGAACCAGTCAAGGTTAGCATATGTGCCTACAACCTCAAAGCCAGCCGCTTTTAAATCATCCATAACAATCTGGCAATATCTAGTGTATGCTTCTCCATTAGTGCGAGGATCTTTGTTGTTTCTTACTTTGTATCCATCTGCATCTTCCATATCCAGATAAATACCTAATGCTGGATTATAGCCAGCAATCATTCTTAAGATATGTGCAGCTTCACTATGTGCCTCATCTTCGTTGAGCGCATAACTATAAAGATATACAGCATATGGTTTACCAATTCTTTCAAGCTCCTGCATATTTCTTACAGCCTGCTTATCGTCCTGTGATTCATAATTAGAGCCATATCCTACCCTAACAATTGCAAAATCAATTTGCTCCTTGATAATGTCCCAGTTAAGTGTTCCGTTGTTATCGCTGATATCAACTCCTCTAATACTCATATTATTTATCCTCCTGATTATCAATTGTTGTTTTCTGTTCTACCTGACTCTTTAAATTCTTAACAATAGGCTGCAAGAATGGTGGAAGTGTTACTCCAATGTCATTGATATTTTCTAATATGCTTATGATTTCGTTGCATATAAGCCAGATTGCTACGACACATGCTACAAGAAATGTAAAAGGCAATGTTATTCCAATAACACCTGCAGAATAAGAAAGGAGCTGGTCTACTATCACACCAACTCCCACCAAAAGCCACATACATATTTTCTTTGCAATCCCTCTTATTCCTTTATAACTATCTATCTGCTGCTTTCTAAATTTAGAAGCCGCAATACCTGTGAAATAATCTATTAGATTACATGTTACCAATAATAATACTGGAATTGCCAAAATTCCCAGGGCACTTAATATAATGCTCCACACCGCTGTTACAATTACTTTTAATTTTTCCATAAGTCAATATCCTTTCTGTTACTGGTGCAATTTCATTTTTTCCATTGTTATATGTTCACAAAACAGTAATAATATTAAATACGACGGTACAATTACTAAGGCAGCATTCGAAACTTAACTAAATATAAGTGAGCCTGTAATATAATCGTCTTTCTTAAATTCAGTAGTTGCCCACGCTCCTTTCTTCCCATCTTTTGTGTAGTATCTTGCAAAAGCATAATGTTTGTTTGCGGAACTATATAATAATGTCGTTCCATATCCAACCAGCTTTTGTCGAACTACACCTGCAGAATCATATGGAATATAATTACTTTCTAGTATTGTATTAAAATCAATGCTCATTTTTTCTAAAACTGATTCGACATCATAATATCCAGAAAAATTATTTAATGTAGAATCTGGTGTTTCAATTCTGGAAGCAAAGTATAAAATCCCTGTTTTAGTAGATTTGTTATAATAACAGTAGTTATATCCATATCCCTCAAAAGTACCATCACTCGCAATATTTTTACAAAAGCAGTTTTTAACGTCAATATTACTGTTTAGTGCACTTACCTCGCTTCTGAGATTCGCAATCATGTCATTGTTATCTTTAATTCCCTTATCCATTATGTTAAGGTTGGTTGGGTTCCACGGTGTTTGCCCCGTCCAACCTACTCTTTTGTAAGAAATAAATCCTGTTAAGCTCATAATTACATCTCCTTAAGTGCTGCCATCACCTCTGCTTCAAAATTAGCAAAATCTGTATCGCATTCTTCTTGATTCTCAATATATGCTCTTCTGTCTGCAATTCTCTTATTAATAGTTATCTCACCTGCGGAAGGTATGCTGGCTGAAAATGTAACTACAGCCTTTTCCTCTATAGAACTATTTCCATTCATTGATGTATTCTTTGTTGTATTTAACATATTGTTTTCCTTTCTACCGCTGTGCGGATTTATATTAATTATTTGCTATGTCTTTGACATAGTCTTCTAATTTCCACCATTCACCATGGTGCCTTATATAGTAATAACCCTCTATATAACAGTTATTTCCACTTATATCTACCGTACCAGCTGTCTCACTATGTCGTATCCAATCCATTAAGTTATAATATGCATCACCGCTTCTGATATAATAATAATCATCAACATATATTCCATCACGGCGAATGCTTACAGCATTTCTTGTTCCGTCTTCGTTTGACAGATTTATAAAATGTCCTTGTATTTTCAGATAGGCGCCAGTGCTACTTTTCATAAGGTATTCACCACCAATAAGAGTAGTGGTCATTGTAATACCTTCTTCAGTTACATTTACATTTTTAAATGTGCCTTCTAAATCAGCATTAACAGCTTTTAGCTTCTTACAGTCTATCGAACCATCTGCTGAAATAGTAGTATTAGTAGATGTAAGCGTGAACAGATTACCATTGATATTAACAGACTTATTACCACTAATATTAATTGTTCCACTTGCATTAAGTGTTATATCATCTGCAATAGCTTCAATTGCAGATTTAAGTTCCCCTGTCGTTGGGTCTTTCTTGATATAAAGGTCAAGACTTGCTGTTGTAGCATAATTGTTAAATTTAGCATTAACATCCTCTGGTGCTGGAGAGTAGTCTGTAGCTTTTGTACCCTTTTCTATTTTTAGCTTGTTTGTATCTACATGTGCAAAGCTAAAACGCATATATGCAGCATTAGAAGGAACTGGCAGAGAACCTCTTACTCCAGTAGATTTATCTGCTACTCCGCTGATAAACTTTTTATTGCTGTCATAAAAACAAGTAGCCGGTGCATTACCCAGATTGGTCCATCCACTCGCTACATAGTTTTTCCACTTAGACACATCTATGTAGTCCGTCAAATCCCAATAGTTACCGCCATCTGTTATTATGCCAGTGGCTGTTATATACTTATTAGGAGTTACAGTGCTTTTTATGAATCTATTGACTCCACCAATTTGTAGATTATTAATATCATTTTTAGTTGCATAGGTGCCAGATACTTCTAGCTTAATACTATTACTTTCCTTAGTTATTGCTTGTGTTATAGCGTTATTCATCTGCGTTGTTGTACTATAATTGCCCTTTAAATCCTGCTGAGTTAATGACAAACTGCTACTTATGCTATCAAGATTGATTCTTAATGCAGAATTTTGCTTCAGCATATAAGCTGTTTCCGAATTAGGAATATCTTTCCAACCATGGCTTCCATCCTCATTGCGGATAAACCGCCATGCTCTGCCTTCGTTCTCCCAGTAAGCAACCTTTCCAATATACTTATCCCACTCAGTATCGTTGTACTGCCATGTTTCTTCGCGTGGAAACTGTGTATCAGCCGGATACACAGGAACACCCCAATCCCAAGCCGGATAATTATCCTTTGTTGGCACATAAGATATCAGGTATATTTCATCGTCATACTTGGCCATATTAGATAAACTTACACTATATTCCTGCAGCGTCTGGTTTACATTGGAAAACTTCTCCTTAACACTAGTTCCGTCTATGTTCTCAGTCCACCATAACTTTTGTGTTATAAAATCATCAGACTGCTTTAATAAGCTTCCCCATTCGGAATAATCCTTTCCAGAACCGGTTCTTATATCCTGCAGAAGAACATTAAGTGTCTGTGCTGCATCATCCAGATATATCTTGTTGCTCTTAAGCGTATGTGTACCGTCATCATTAATAACACTAAAAAGGCTTGCTATATCCAGTTTTCCAGCAGATATATTTGCATTTTCTTTTACCATGTCGTTGCGGATTATCTCACGTTGAACTCCCTGTTCTGTAAGACCTAGCGCGTCAAACATCAGGTTGCCCTTTACATCCCACACATACATGTTATAGTCTCCAGATGTATCTTTACCTATCTGAACGCGAACACGCTTAGAATCACTTATCTGTATCGTATTATCAGACCATCTACTCAAACCGTCTTTGCTATGTACTGCAACATCTGTGGTATCAATGTCCAGGGCCTTTATTTTCTTTGCATCTAAAGAATCTATCATAGAGTCCTTTATTTGTGCTGTACCTATCATGCTCACAACACTATTTGCAAAATCTGTAGTAATGCTTTCGCCAGTGGAAGAGCCAAACATTAATGTTTTAATACCAGCAACATCACCATCTAATATGCCTACTTTCTCATATTTAACATTAAGCTGCTCTATGTCAGATTTTATTACCTTTTCTTCTTCTATTGTTGCAAACTTTATGTCTGCCTCATTAGATTTAAGGTAATTATTCTTAATATTCTGCAGCTCATTGTTTACAGACATAATAGTCTCTGCAGTTACCGTATTAGCCTTAACCCATTCTGCATCTACCTTTTTAGAAACCAGTTCCTTAGTAAGCATCATTTCCGCATATGTTCGTTCTGCAAGCTTAGTAGATGGTCCTTTATAATCTGTCTCTGTTTCAGTTTCTGTTTTGCCATAAGCTGTAATAGTCATAGCAAGACCGCCATCATATTCCTGAGTTATATTCATAACCGGAACCTTATAAGTCTCCCCTGATTCTTCAACAGTTACAATATCCCATGGATCCAGTCGTATGTCTCCAAGCGTCTTTAAGCTTGCACCTCTATACGCAAATCCTCTTACTTTCTTATATACAGAATTAAGCTTTTCTTCTGTCATAAGTGGATTATCAAATGTTATTCCCAGAGTTCCACTTCCTGCTGTAAAAGAAGTATTACTGTCAACATTACATGTAAGATAATCTAAATGGTAATCACTCTCATTCTTTTCAAATGTCATTATTCGTGATTCATTTATCGTATAGCCATTATCCTCATACCACTTAATAACAATTGTTCCAGTTCTGTCTACGCAAGCAAAACCTCCCACTAAAGAAGCGATATATCCGATAACCTCACGATAGGTATATCCTACCGGTGCAGTATCAATAGTTATTCCATTCAAGCCAGATACATTACAGGGAACGCCACATCCAGTACTTATCTCTTTTAAAACAGATTCTGCACTTGCTGGATATGTCAATTCAGATACATATACACCTGTGGTCTTCATCATTCTGTCGTAAGCCGTAAATGTTGTGGTTGCCTGGTCAAGCGTTGGATGTTCTGCAGTAAAAAAGCCAAGTGGAATATACTCATGCTTTCCGCTTGGCAGTTTCAATCCTATCTCTATAGGAATCTCTGTGTTTTCAAACAACTCATTTATTCTTTTTACTGTCAGTACTGTCAGTTCTATCTTAGCTGCAACAGCCGAACCTATCTGTATACCCTCATCAGATGTGGAAGCGGTCTCATAGCTCATCTTTTTAAAGCCAGCGTCAATCCACTTACCATTTATCTTTAATCGTAAGTTAAATGTTCGCGATGGTGATCTAATTGTTGTTGCAAATTGCTCTGATACATTATTATACATAGGCTTAATCCTCGATCATAAATTCAATGGCTGCAATATCCTCTAATGTAGTTCCATCGTATCTGCTGTCAGAATCACATACAGATATGTCATCCATCTTAATCATATGTACATCAACATCCGTTTCCATGTTGTACATCTCATCAATCTCTTTTACAACTTCCTGCTCTTTACCTTCTGGGAACTGGTAAGAATCTCCATCCATGACAGCATTCCCATTTTCATCTTTAAGCACATTGTTCTGTATTACTTCAGTTCTCTGTGCAACAAAAATATCTACTTCTCCTAACAATGTCTTAAGGTTCTTTGCAATCGCATAGTTTACTTTTACAGGCCAATGCTTTCTTAAACCCTGTAAATTCTTAAGCATTGTTGCACTATTATCAATCTGTTTAATAGTCATTGTTTTTTTCATGTTCTGCTCCTTACTGCTGTATTATAGATACACTGGCACTTCTGTAGTAATAGTTACCGTCCCCTATATCACCCAGCACCTCTTTACTCAATGTACCTCTATAGCTTGTTATTGTTATATCCTGTCCATCGTCATGGAATGTTATTGGAAAGAATCCGGCGATGAGTTTGTTCTTAATAAGTGCCATCTCATCTTCCTTCAATATTCCCCAATTAATAGATAAGGTCTTCTTTTCAGCGACAACATCACCCAACATTGTTCCGTCAAGTGCTCGTCCTGTAGAAGAAGACCATATAATCTCATCATCCACCTTGATGGACACAGGAGCCGGAAGCTCCTGCCCGTCACATCTCAGTATCAATTCATCACATCCTTGTTAAGTTATAATCTCACATTTTCCTGTCTGCTTTGTATGCTCGTTAATCTTATCAACCACATATTTTTTTAGGCTCTTTCCATCTAGCTGTATATCAAGGTCCAGTGCCTCCAGTATCTTAAGTATTTGTTTAAGAATACTTATGGCTTCTGCCAGCAGTTCTGCACTGGATGCCATAGCAGCTGCCTTCTGTGCCATATCAAGTAATTTATCCTCAGGTGCTACAACTTCGCCCTGATGCCTGTTATCGCCAATCATGGCAAGCTGTGGAGTGTTTGGCTTAACATATCCACCTTGTGCAAGGTATTGAATCTTGGAGAAGTCGGCTTCCGGTAAATGGAATCCAAAATCTTCGCCACCTATACCCGGTACCCAGTTTGGTACTTTAAAGCTTAATTTATTTACACCTTTTACAACAGCATTAATTCCTCTCTGCATTCCTGAAAGTAATCCATTAATTAAGCCAATCACCATATTAATAGGACCTTTTGCAATATCAGCAATTCCGCTAAATATGCCATCAAAAGCCGTAACTATACCATTCCAAGCACCTTCCCAATCGCCAGAAAAAACACTCTTAATGAACTGTATAACTCCTTTAAATACAGTAATTGTATCGTTCATTAAATCAGCTATGGTTCCAACGACAACTCCAACCTTATTTCCTATAGAATCAAATATTGCTATAAATATTGGTCCTAATAGTTCAGATAAAAATCCAACTACAGGTGCAATAAAGTTGTTATATATTGTCGTAGCACATGTAACCACTTCACCGACAAAATCAAGAAAATTAGCAAGTAATGGCTGTAAATGTTCACTCCATACTCTATCAATTACATCTAAAGCATTCTCCCAGACTGGCTGAAGCATATTATTCCAAATGTCTAAGAATACATCTCCGGTAGTCTTAACAGCCGCTTTTATCCCAGTAAATATCGGCTCTCCCCATTCGTTCCATGCCCCTGCCATTGTATTAACCAAGCCAATCCATACATTTGATATAGATTCAATGGCTGGACTTACACCTTCGCTCCATAAAGAATTCCAAGATGCTTTAAATGTATCAAATATTGTTCCATTTAAAGATAACGTCTGGGATGCAAAATCCGTCAGCATTGGTAATCCAACAGAAACAAAATTTGCAAGTATAGGATATGCTGCTTTATTCCATACATCCGAAAAGACTGTATTAAAGCTATCAAATAATCCATTTAATATACTGCCATTAGTGTCGACCCATGTTACAAGATAATTTGTAAATGGACCATTAAAATAATTTAACAACGGCGGTCCTAATGCTTTTATATCGTTAAACGCACTTGTTAGGTTTTTCTTGGCTGTATCTGTATTTTTTGTAAGTCCATCCCATATTTTTGACATAGATGGAGAAAATGTCGATACACTCCATTTGCGGAGTTTATCTAATTCTTTCTTTGCCTTATTTACAAAATCACTAATTGCAGATGTTGCATTAGATGTACTTCCACTCACATCTGGTACAAGGTCAACACTTCCGATTCCTGAAGATGTTCCACCTGTACTACCGCTTGAATCAGAATTATCATCTGTTGGCTCTGTCAGCTTATTTATCTGGTCAAAGCCTGCAAGCGACTTTTCTATGTCTTTAGCAGTCTTCTTGGCTGCACTTCCTATATCACCTACATTATCCGCTGCGCTAGATGCATCATCTCCTATACCAGCTATATCCGAACTTATCGAACCCATAGAGGTTGATACATCTGCTCCTGTGAGCATTTGCACAAAGCTGGAAAAGCCATCCGCAACCTTCTGTAATCCTGCCAGCAAGTTGTTAAAGCCACGCAGAATAGGTGTAAACAATGCTATGAAGCCTTTACCAAGAGAAGCCTTTAACTGTTCGAATCTGAGTGATAATATTCTTGTCTGATTCGCCCAGGAATCCTGTGTCTTAACAAAGTCACCTGTGGCATTGGACAGTGCACTAGTAACATATTGATAACGAAGCATTACTTTTTCCTGCTCTGTCATCTTAGCCGTAGTCTTGCCGAAGCCATTATTAAGTGCATACTGGTCCAAGTTTGTCTGAGTCATGACAACACCCAGGTCCTTAAGCGTCTCTGTTTCACCTGTCCAGATGGATTTCAGCTTCGTATACGCTTCATCTGTACCAAGATTGTAAAATGATGCAACATCACCTGTTAATCCGGTAACATCTTCTGCCATATCAAGTGCAGCCTGTCCTGTAATACCCATTGCATTACTCATCTGGCCAAATACACCCATGTACTTCTTAGCAGATAATTCAGATAATCCGAAATTAGTCATGGCGTTAGAAGCCCATAAATCAGCCTGATGGCTTAAATCTCCAAATGCTGTATCTACAACGTTCTGTACTTCTGTTACATTTGAACCAACTTCTATACAGTCCTTTGTGAATTTAGCGAATGCTGCTATGCTTAAAGCTCCAGCTATCTTCTTTCCCATGCCAGAAAAGATGGATGTTGCCTGCTTAGCCGCCTTATTAGAAGCGCCAGTAAGCTGATTAACTATCTGTGAACTGTCTATGCCAAGTTCCAGAGCTATCTGTCCTACTACATCCGACATACTCCCTCCTTTCCGGCATTTAAAAAGACCACTTTCTACTTAGAGAAAGCGGTCTTAGCCCAATTTTGGAAGTCACTCCAATACTTATTGTAATTTGCAGGATCTTCCATTAATTTTCTATTTCTTCTTAATATCCAATCATTGCGGATTTTCTTCTGTTCTTTAGTGAATTCCTTTATAACCTTAGGATCTTTTTCTGCTCTGATTCCTACAATTCTCCCAAGTGGTGTTTCAGGCATTATTCCTGACAATAAAGAACAGAATTCAGCCCATGACATATCATCTTCTGTTCGCAATCGTATGCCATACTGGGACAGGAAGCTGGCTTCTATCAGCTCCCAATCATCCCATATATCATAATATACCTCATTATGCTGAGGGTGTCTGCTCCTCGCCGTACGTTCCCATAGCAACCTGCATGATTGTATTATACATTTCCTTATATTCAGGAATAGGAAGATCTAATGCCTCAATCTTATCTGAAGCATCTTTTCCTACAAGCATTTCAAGACCTTTAATCATAAATGCCATATCATCCTTGTTTTCCTTGTTTTCTGCTTCCTGTGCCATAGCCTGTATATTAAGAATTGTACTCTTTCTGTTATTAACAGTAACCGTTATATCTTCTGTAATACGAATCATAGGTAACTGATTCGTAATCTTCATGGAGATATCTATTACCCTAAAATCTGTCTTTGCCATTTTTCATATCCTCTCTTTCTTTAAGCTGCTACATATGCTATATATGTCGGCTTACCGTCAGACTGTGCTTCCCATTCAAGTGCATCAATGCTTGTAGAATCTCCACCAAGAGATTTTACATCGATTACTGCAGGTACAAGAAGCTGATCAAGATTAGGGAATATAATAGACACCCATGTATTGCAATCCTGACCTGTCTTCATAGATCGACTTGCTACATAATCATTTCCTTCATCTCCATAGTTACGCTTACCGCCGAAAGATATACCAAGTGACTTAGCTGTCATGAGCCTTCTTACCCAGCCAGCCTGATCCATTGGATTCCATTCCTCAATGGTTCCATCTACAGATATACTTAAGCTCTCTGCATCTTTTACGATCTTAGTTTCTACTGTTTCTGGCGTGTCCGAATCCTTTCTTCCAGTTATACATACTCCAAACTGAATTTTATGTACCGGATTAACCCCTGTTAATGGTGTAGCTTCCGCGTTATACCCAGCTATCTTTGTATTCTGTGACATACTTCTACCTACCTTTCATAACAAAATTTAAGTTCTATTACCATTTCAAATATTCCTTTATCATCTGTATCAACCTCAATCGGTGCTGATACTAACATTTCTGTAAAAAGAATATTTGTGTCATTAATGTTTACATGTTTCATATCTCTGAGCTTGTCGTAAAGCTCCTGTGAGACTTTTTCAGTCTCCCTGACACTTTTATTCCAATGAATCAGTATACTTATGGATTTGACAGCATAAGAGCTGTTCTGTATACCTCCAACAGCCATCTGAACATTATCTCCCCTGTTAAGATGGTATACACCTATGCTCTTATCTTTCTTATCATCAAGCTTTCCACAATATACATGGTCATCAGCCGCTATTGCAAGACCTGCTATAAGGTCTCTCACATCACCTATTCCTAACATCCTAACATCACAACCCCGCATTCTTTTTATAAAACTTTCCAAATGCTTTAGGTGCAAGATTCTGCTTCTTACCACCTTTCATATAGTCATCAAGCCATCTGCCTTTAGCATTCGCATTTCCTTCATGTTTCTTGCCGCTTTCATCTGTCCACGGCGTCTGATGGAAGTTGTATTCCGGATGATAATACAGCCGTCTGGCGTATGGTGTGCTAGACACAAGATATGCTTTTCCCTGATCTATATCAGATAAATCAACAAATGTGCTTTCATTCTGTAATGCACCTGTATCCCTCGGTATAACCTGGCTCTGAACGACATCTATATGTATTGCTTCTGCTGTCTGTGCAACTGACACTTTTGCTGCTGCCGTAAGCTTCCTTACCATAGGCATATTAAGCTTCACCGTTGATTTAACATTTCTTGCCATTACATCACATCCAATCTTACATAATTAACCGTACCATCCGGATTACGACACTTCGTACCCTTGTATATATGCCTTGTTACACCGAACACCGTTATATCACCTTCGGTAATTACCGGAAGCTCTGGTGCAATATCTCCTGGTATCAAAGCACATCCTTCAAGTTGTATAAGAACCTTTTCTGCTGTTAATACTGTCTTACCGCTGTCCTGATAGTTACATAAGCCATCCCAAATAATGGGTTCAAGAGGTTCTCCATAGACATTCCTGCCTTCTTGTTCTATCTCAAGGTGTATTTCTGTCTTACACATGCTCTTTAGTATTAAACATGGGTACTTCATACTCACACCCCCAGACTTAAGCAGCACAAGCCAGTCTGACAGAGTATCTGGTATGTATCACGCTTTATAGCAATTCCATTCTGCACAAGAACATTCCAACTGCTGCCAAACTGCATAGATACTCCATTTACAGCATAATTCTGTAAGACACAATTAATCATGTCTTCATTCTCATACTCAAAATCAGCCATATCACAGCATACGTCTATGACTATTGCCTGCTGGAACTCTGTCAGATTATCAAAGCCTCTTGATGTTATACGATTAAAAATAAGCGAGTCGATATGACGGCTCGCCTGCTTTAATCTTCGTTCTATCTGTTCATCCGGGATAAGATTATGCTCACTCAGGTACTGTTCTTTACTTGCATATACCATAAGACCACCGCCTATTCTGTCCTATCTTCCTTTGGTTCATCTGCTGTTACTTTCTCTTCCTTGGGCTTGTCTTCCTTTGCCTTACCTGTTTTCTTTGACCTAATAACCTTTGGTTCAAAGGTCAATCCAATTACTGTATCTGCCATAATGATTCCTCCTTAATTATCCTTATGTGATACATATACCCCAGCGGTCTTATTCTCATATACATGTCCATAAAGATTATTATTACGATACATGAATACATGACTATCGCCATCCTGGTCCTGATCTGGACTAAAGTACTTAATATACTGATCCATAGCTGTTACAGCTGCAGACTTCTCTACACATAAGAAGTTAACATTCTTAGCCGGCTTAGTTGTCATCTCGTAATTTTCAACCTGTGTTCCACTTGGACTACTAACAGCCTTATAATTACCCTCACTTTCTTTTGTGTAATAAGTCTTACCCGGCTGTGGTGATGTATCCTTTGATAATGTATAAGCTGCCTTAGTCTTTTCATATCCATATGAATTCTTACCATCATGAAGGGTTATTGATGTGTACATACGTGACTGTGGAACTGATATGATCTGAGAAAATCTCTTAAGTACTTCTCTTGATTTAGTTGTATCCATATCGTCCGCAAGAGAAGCTAATGTAGGTGTGATGAATAAAATACGTGATTCCATAGGAACTTCATCCTCATCCATCTTATTAGCACAAGCTCTTAACGCTGTTATTAATTCAGCTCCTGTTTCAATATTCTCTTCCTTTACTGTTATATCCTTAGTTCCACAGATTTTAGCAATACGCGCGGCATCTGTTTCCGGAATAACCTTTGTTCTTAAGAATTCGCTTGATAACTTAGCAAATGGCTGTGCAAGTGTTTCATCATTATCAAGACGGTCGATCCTTAAATCCTGTGAACGTTCCTTATCGTACTTAACTGTTTCCCATGTAAGTGAAGTTGAACCCTTTGTGTAACCTGACTTTCTATCAAAATCACCAAGTGCATCCATATCAAGCTTCGCAATCTTGATTTCACCGTTATTGCCTTTTCTTACTGTTGTTTCATCACCATCTAATACTGAGGTCTTTGCACCTTCCTTATACACCTCATCAAGTATTGGAAGGTATATTGTAGATAATTCGATATTATTCATATAATCCTATTCCTTTCTTTACTGCTTTGGCTTTAATCCGAATAACTTTCTTATTGCATCATCATTACCCGGATTGCCATTTCCATTGTTACCAGGAGCACCAATCTGGAAGCCAACATTGTTCTCCATACTTGGCTTAAGTGCTGGTACATCTTTAAGTACCTGCTCAAGTGAAGCTTTGATATTATCTTCAGACACCTTTCCATCAACACCCTTTACCTTGCTGAAATCAGCCATCTTAAGCACATAGGGAAGTGTCTTAGCTTCTATACCAAGTGTCATTGCTACCTTTGTAGCTGCAAGCTCAATCTGAGCCTGTTCAGCAACCTTCTGTGCTGCTGCTACTTCATTCTGAAGATTAGCATTAGCGTTCTGTTGCTGTTCTGTCTGCTGCTGCTTATTCTGCTTAAATGTTGCAATAGCCTGACTTATCTCATCTTCTGATAATCCCTGCTGCTGGAAATAGCTTTTAAGCACAGCATTTTCTTTCTTGGCCGTTGCATTATCCAGCATTGCCTGTATCTTGTCATAATCAACACCAGCTGTCTGCTGATTATTCTGACCACTCTGCTGTCCTGCCTGTCCATTATTGTTACTTCCAGCGTTCTGGTCGCCGTTACCATCTCCGCCCTCTGCGAAGAACTGTAAATTCATAGGTAATGTCTTTCTCATCACTCTATCTCCTTTCTTCCGTTTACCGCCCGTCGGCATTTCCCTAAAGTTTAGTGCCATTAAGTTTTGGGCATAAAAAAAATAGGCACACACAGCTTATTTGCCATGTGTGCTTAATAACTAATATTAAATTGTGTTGCACTGGTGCAACTTTGGACTATTCTACTATAATCCAATCTTCAGCGAGACAATCGTTAATACTTGGAACCCACATTGAATGTGAACCATCCACATTTTTTATCTGAAAATATGGGTTACATATAAACAAATCGCCTTCGTTTAACCCCCATGCTTCCGCTGTTTGCTTATTGCAGGGGATTCCATTCGGATATGCTTTCTGATATACAACAAACATTCCTTTTCCGTTCCAACCTCTTCTTGCTACCTTATTACCTTTTTTCATGGCCTCAATAGCAATTCCAAATGTCATATTGTCGCCTTTTCTATATGCTTCCTCAAATTGTTTCTTAGGACACCAACTCTCATATCCATCAGGATATCTTATATGATAGCCTTCATCTGCTGGATTCTCGTCACTTGGTATCTTCCATCCTCTGTATTCATTGTATTCGCCCCTATTCATTGGCTCTGCTGCCACCACTTTTACTCCAATATAATCCTTCATTTCTAAATCCTCACTTTCTTAAAATTGGGTATAAAAATACCACCAATCTCTCGACTGGTGGCTGTTATTTGTTTTCTTTTACTTCTGCTTTATCTTCGTTATTGCCTTCTGCTTTTATTGGTCCTTTTTCCAATAATGCAATCAATTCATCCATTGTCATTCCCGGTTTTCCGTCTAATATACCATCCATTAAAATACCTCCTACCTAAATATTACCCTCTTTGTATACCAACAGAATAGCATTTTTTCAAAAACAAATCAATACATTTATCAATATTATTCCCACATTTTTCCTGACAGTCTTTCATCAATTCAACCGTTCCATTATAATCAAAATGTTCGCCTTTTGAAATATATCGTACATGTCCTTGGTTTGTCACTATAGTCATAGTCTTTATTGTGTCGTGTCGCATAAATACCCCAATATCATTTGCTGAAAAATCTGTTAACCCAGGATGGTTATGACATAATACTAAAGAATTATCTTTTGCCGAATGCAATAGATGGAACATATCTGAATCAGAATATATATCTACCTCGTGCCTTTCACCTTTTATAAACTTAGTTTTTTTATTTGCTATTAAATCTACTACACATGCAACTTCATTACTATTATTTTCTTCCTTTGCAACTTTAAGTAAATCCCTATGTACCTCTTTTATAAATTTATTATTATCCGAAGTAAAACCCTTAGGATTAATTTCATTTACTTTATCTATTGCCTGCTCCGTTATTATAACCTTTTTGCCTCTATTTTTCTGTTTTAATACTTCATTCTCCCACTGTTCTTTCTTATCAGCGTACGTTTTCTGATTATCCAGATCTAATGAAAATTCTGACAGCCTGCCATACTGCTCCGCCATTCTGCCTGCATACTGCTGCTTCTGGTCCTGCCTGTAATCTTCCTTAACCTGCTCAAGTTCTTTCTTGGAAAACATGCTGTCAGGCTCATCATCTAGTTCAGGAAAATATGTTGTATGTACATCTTTGCAGTTAGGATGGTAAAGCCCTGCTGCCATAGCAGAAGACATAAGCGGATAAGGGCCATCCGATGCCTTACCTCCACTCCACACATCATCTATAAGTACTTTCCCAACAAACGGAAGACACTTAGGGCAAGCATTAGCACGTTTATTCATAATAACTGTACTAATTCCCCATGATTGTCTCATTTCGCCTTCTCCGGTCAGATAGGCACGCTTGCTGGCTGTCTGAATTGCCATCTTAGCATAATCCTTCGCTGTATGCCTTGCACCATTCGCATATTCTATGCAGTTAATGCCTGCCTTAAGAAAATCCTTTGTAGCCATATCTACAGCCTTCTCATATGTTCCTGCACCTGTATTTGCATATACCTGTGCATTAAATATTATCTGTCTGTATTTGTCTTCGGACATCCTGAGCATTGCCTTCTCTGCTGTACCAAAATCATTCTTTGTGGCTTTTATCAGAGCTTCCAGTTTTCTTGTATTAAGCTTAAAAAAAGCACCTTCAGCGCCCTGTGACACCTTAGATGCTTTCAAGCCCTTCTTTAAGGCCCTTAATATCTTCTGTTCCTGTTCTGTACCGCCTTCCTGTCTGGCTGCAAATATCATTGCTTCAATGGAGTCGTTTATATTACTGAACGACTTTGTGAACTTCTTTTTATTCTGTGCTTTATACTTTTCCAGAGCCTTAAGCTGTTCTACCTGCCACTGTGACCAGTTAAACCCCATATCAGTCTCTTCTGCTCTGTGGCTCGCAAGATTGCGCATCATAGAAGCAATCAGCTCATCTTCTATGGCTTTAAATGCTTTCTCTATATCATAGTCCGTATTTAACATAGGCTACCTCATTAAAAGCTTTCCACTTCAAATCCATCTAATTCTGTATTAAGTTCCGGTTCTGTCATCTGTTCAATTCCCTGTTCTGCCTTAAGCCTTGCAACTTCTTCCTGTTTCCAGTCATCATCCTTAGTGTCACCATACAGCTCATCAATGGACGCTTCTACACTCATAATGCCTCCCTGCTTGGCTTTGCTCACTGTCTCAACCTGGCTCTCAAAGCTAGGATTCGCATATTCACCAAATGTCACATCAACATCAATGTCCTGTGTTGTTGAATTATTAAGTGTATCTATCGCCTGCAATGTCATTTTTACAAGCTTCGGAAGAACCTTCTGGAGCTGATTTACAATATTGTTTCTACTGTACAGCGTTGCTTTTTCCTTCTCCCTTTGTGCTTCTGCATTATCAAGCTTCTTTACATCTATTCCCAATGTAGAAGGGCTCATGATTCCCTGTAAGCAAAGGTCCAATGCCGTGATATATGTAGCAAGATACCCTTCATGTGGTATTTCACTCTGTTCTCTTTCAATCTTATAATTTGCACCTTCTGCCATAGGAGACGAATACTGTATATAAGCGTTATCAAATGAATTTGGCAGCATAACAGCTCCATCACTTGGATTTCGAGGAAGTAAATTCTCGGGTATATATTCCTTTGTACGGTTATGTCTTAAGGCATCCATCCACTGGCTCCATGCTTCATCCAGTGCATCAAATTCATCTATCTTACTGTCATAGATACTTTTACCTCTACCTTTAAACTTCGCTGATTTATAGAACATGATCGGTATGGCCATCATAAAACTTCTATCTTCCCATGTTACAGGTCTTAAACCTGCAAGCTCCGGCACATTGCTAATATCACATTCTTTGTTATCTCTTGTGAGCATATATGTGATATAGCCTTTGCCATACGTTTCAAGTAGGATGTATTCCTGATTCTTAACTGTATATATTGTCTTAAAAACAACCTCTTTCACTCTGCCGCGTTCTCTTATTATCTCTACCCTGTCGCCTGGATAAAACTCTATAATCGGATACTGGCTTAGATTCGTATCTATGGATAGTTTAAATGCGCCATCTCCAACAATAAGAGTGTCTGTTATTGCCTGCTTTACAAGTTCTGCAAAATCGTTTTCTTCTGCTATCTTATCCCAGTCTGACTGCCTGCTGCCAACATCTATCTCGTTCATATCTGCAACAACAATACTCGCAAGCATATCAACCAGCATTGCCGGTAATCCTACATGTATCTTTCTTATCGCTAATCCAGGAGAGCATTTTGCAGCCCAGAATCTTGTCTTATCTCCATCAATCTGATCATACAGCTGTGACAGCTCTTCACTTACACCTCTGTACCATATCTTATTCTTAATGGCATTACCTTCAAAGTCGAAGATTTCCTGTATATTAATTATTCCTCTCTGTGCCGGCTGCACACGCAACCATGTCCTTATTCCATCTCTTATCTTATCAGCCATAGTATTAAATATGCTCACCTCTCTCACTCTCCTATCTGTTCTCTACTCCAACTTTGTCCCTGTATGGTATCCAACCATATTGCGTACTGTTTACCATGTGGTCATTTCCATCTTCCGGCTCACAGTCTTTATCTTCCAGCCAACTGTATACCTGCAGTTCCCCTGTGTAGTTCGTGCATGTATCTACAACATAATAACTTGGCTCTTTGCCCTTTTCGTCGTTAAAGGACATCCAGCCAAGCTGCAGGTTTATTCTGTCTATTATTGTTACTTTCTTATATGCATTATTGAATATATATAGGCATTCGTGATGCTCTCTCTTATACTTGGCAAATTCTGTTATTGTTGCCTGATCAGCATTATCAATAAAGGTGTTCTTTGCCATGCCGCCCCATTCTTTTCTGTTGCGTTCCAGGAAGTCTATGTAATTTCTTACTGTATCAGACGGTGCTATGGGGATATCAAGAGCCGCATTGTTATATACCTTTTCATCCAGTACTATCAACTTGCCTTTGTTGGTTATTCCCATAAAGGACATAGCAATAGTATCAGGACTCTTGGTTGAATATGCCGTATCAAGACCGCTTGTATATATTACAAACCATTCTGTCTGCTTGTCGTCATATTCTCGCTTAATAAATGCCTTAGCCTGTTCCTTTGTAATAACATGTCTCTTGCAGAAATTAGAAAAGACAAGACCTGTAGCCTTGCCTCTTAATCCCAATATCTTGTTTTTATATATCTTGGTACCGGGAGGATAGCTCATTTTTTTCTGTTCTATCTTCTCTGGTGTCATGGATATATTATCTTCAAATGTGAAGAACCAATATACCCAGTCTTTAATAGGCTCACAACCGTTAAGGTCCTTCCATATCTCTTCAGGCACATCTGCCTTGTACTTATCAATCGGTCTGGCGTGATTGATGTATTCGCTGTATATGGGTAATGTAGGTGCATCAGGATTAAGTGTACCTACAAAGTATTCAGAACGTCCGAATATCTCTCGTATGAAGTCTATGTTAGCTGTGTTGCACTCATCTACCCACACACATCCAAACTGTGAACCCAAGGCATTCTTCCACTTGCTGGCATTATCGTAACCAAGAATATATATTATCTTTGTACTGCTGCCAGTTTTGAATTTAATATGTGGAAGTTTATTCTCTTTATCACCGTTTCCACAGTATTCAAGATTGGGAAATATCTGCAGCAATCCCATATCAGCATTTATAATATTCTTCTCAATAACACCTGTTGTATTACCGGCTATAACATGTAGCTTCATATCTGATTCAGCTACATTCATGATGAATTTAACCGCTACTGTTGTTGTCTTGCCTGATGCAGTAGAACCTTCAAGGAATTCTGCTCTTGCCGGTGTATCTATGTAATCCCAATACTTATCACTTAGAAGCATCAGGCTCACCCCTTGCTTTACGCTGAGCAAGAAGCTCTGCAAGCTCATTCTTTACAGAATCGTTTATATTAGCTTCTATCTTGTCTGTGAACATGCCAAGATGTTTGCCAAGAAGTTCCAATGCCCTTACCTTATCACACGGCTTGACCTCCAATCCATCTCGTCCTTTCTTAATAACAGCTAATGCACGCTTCTGTTCTTCTGTAAGTTCTTCTGTCAATACTGGCTCTACAGTCCTATATGTAGCAGGTTTGCCGTCCTCATCAAGTATATCCACAAGCATTCCACCTACTTCTGCTTTCATTTTCTTTTCAACTACATGTGCATAATCTGCTGTATTAGAAAAAGCTATCAACGCAAGTTCCCTGATCACTCGCTCCTGAGTAATCTCCGTCTTGCGAGATAGTTCTTTTTGTCTCTCTCCTATATACTGTGAAATTGTAGTATTTTGTAGTAATTTTGATGCATTTGTATTTGCATACTTTTCTGTATACCCCGCTCTAATAGCCGCTTGTGTGGCATTAAGGTCTATAAGGTATTCATCACAGAATTTCCGTTGTTTGTCTGTTAATCCCACACAACCAGCTCCTTTCTGCTTTTAACAAATCAAATAAAAAGCTATGTCTCAACGAGTTTATATCGTTAAAACATAGCTTCCTATAAATCATTAAATTTTTAAATTCTGTTTTGCATTTTAAAATGTCTTTTTTCTATAATATCTTAAATATTTTGAATAATTTCTATCAAAATCTTTTTCATAATCATCATCTAATAAAATGGCAAAACATTTATCATAAATTAATTTTGTTAATTTTCTTAAAAAATTCTTTACCATATCTGTTTACCATCCTCTTATTTACATAATATTGATGCTATAATACCACATACTATATTGAATATCAATGTTAAAATAAAACGTAACACAATAGATTTTGCATTATTTTTATCTTCGTTTTTTATTTTATATTGAAAATTCACATCCCCCTTTGTTATATTAAATATAAATATTTGTCCATATTCAGATAGTTTATCATATACCCATTGCGCTAAATTTTCAAAAAATTGTTTTGAAAAATATATTATCATAGCGCTTGAAGATACATATATAAGTTATAGTTTTAATTGTTTCAATGTTAATTCACTAATTACTGTAACCCCCAATTTATTTATTAAATGGGAATCTATACCAATTATCAATACAAACATCATTATTAGTGAAATATACTCAAAATATTGTGCAATCTTCTTTCTATATCTCTTCATTAGCAAAATTATAGGATTCTTAGTTTCATTATTCTGTCTTAATCCCTTAACCCATTCTCCAACTATATTTAATAATTCTTCTCCTAATATCACTTGTATAAAATCAACCCTTGCAATTATGGGTATTGAATTTAATTCAATCTCATCAAAATCTTCTATTTTACCTGAAAAAATCAAATTTAATACTTCTTCAGGTCTTAAACCATTTGTTATTTTTACAACCAAGTTATGATTTTGAGGTTGTGAATATCCTGGAATTCTCACATTAAAATTCCATTGTAAAGATATGCTTGAAATTGGACTGCTTTCAATCCATTCATGATTTATAAATTCCTCCCAACAATTAAATACAATTTCATGCTTATCTTTTAAATTAACCGTTATTGTCGCTATATACCCATCATCCTGATAATTTAAAAGAATTTTATTATTTATGCGGTTATTTAATTCCAATATATCATCTCTTGTTACTATAACTTTCCGCGGATATGCTCTTGATAAACTATCTGGTTTTGCATTTAAATGATAATATGCAGATTTAAATATAGCTAATTCTCTGCTTTCATCAGTCACAGCTAACTCCTGATTCATAATATTATTATCCATACTATTCCCCTTTAAATTTAATTTTATGATTATAATAAAACATTTTCTTGCATATTTCAATAAAAAAAGACACTGGTCTTAATCCAGTGCCTTACCGGGGTTATTTAATAATGGAGAAATCATGCTGTTCATCATGTCCACCTTGGTCAGTTTAGATATTAACACAGACAAAACGAACAGAGCGAACAAACTTTAAATTTTTGATAAGAATCTTTCTACTGCCATTCTACAACTATCTGCTGTGTGGTGTTTTCCCATCTTTCTTGCTACCTGCACCCAGGATAAGCCTTCTATGTATCTTAATGTTATAAGCCGCCTCATTCTACTGTTATCAATTTCATTTATGCATTGCTCTATTAGATTAATCTGTGTATCTATCTTTTCTTTAACATCCATCTGCTGCCGCTGTCGCACTAAAAGAAGTGTTCTCTTCCGTGAATATGCCGGATAAGGGAAGCCTTCTACAACAAAATGTTGCTTACCCCCATTTCCACCTGTAACACTATCCTTTTCCGTATATCCTTCAGCTTCCATTTTATCCAGTTCTCTTTGTATCTTATCAATCGCAGCCTGTATTTCCTGTTTCTCCTTGACCAAATCATTGTACTGCTTAAGAAGGTCTTTTATATTGTTATTTTTCAAGTTATTCATCACCTCCCCTCTTCTCATCTGCTGTCTGTGAATATCTAATCTCCGGCTCTCTAGTCAGCCTGCCACATAAAATTACTCTGTTCATTATTTTTCCTCACTCTCTTCTACATAATCATCCCAAGCTTCATTAAGCACCTTGGCTCCATCATCGTCATCCGTAACAATAATCGTGTACTCGCCTACCTTAGTCGAGATAAATCCTGCATTACTATCTTTAAGCATTTTAATTAATGTATCAATTAACCCACTCATCTTTATTCCTCACTTTCCGGCTTATCACATCGCTCAAATTCGATAACCCACACCCACGGATTTGCATTCCAACCATAGCGGTCAAAGTCAGATTTCTTGATGGTACTGTCCCAAAGATACGAAAACGCATCCTTTGCAGTTCTAGGCATATCCTGCCACCAAGTACCACCAAAAAACGATTTTCTATTTTTATTGTGATAATCAATCCACCAATCATCAGTTACAGCATACTTATAAAGATTTCCATCCTTAGAGTATCCTCTTATACCCTCTGCTTTCGCCTGTGCTTCCGTTATCTCCCGCAACCGTTCCACTCTCACATCCGTAACTTTAAGCCAGATGCGTGCAGCTTCTTTCGGCATGTGGATGGATGGGTGCCATCCAAAACCAGCAAAATTTAGGCTTTCTAACTTGTATTTGTCGCAATCAGCCTTGTACATTGTCAGTCCAGCATAATCCATCCATGTTTCTCGGACACACAGAATATCGCCCGGCTGATACGGTGGCTTTACATACTTAATAGAACCGCCGCACTCATCAATGCCAAATCCAAAGCATCCTACCTCTTTCTTTTCTGTGCTGTCTGTAACAAAACCGAGCGGAAATGTATGCTTTCCGTCTGGCTGAGGCTTTACTAACCGCCGAGTACAACTCTTTCTCCCTTCCAGAATTGCTCTCACCATCTCGGTATGGAATAAAATAGGTTTAATTGCCATCTACTCCACCACCTTTCGTAATCTCGATTGCTTTATCAATAAAATAATTTGGGTCATAATCTTGCAATGGGTCTTCACATTCTTTTCTAAGTTCTTCCAACTGCTCCACAACCTTGTCTACATCATAAGCTGTCGGTTGCCTTCGTATTAATTCACACCACAAATCTACAAGTGAATCTGTACAATTTTTTCTTGTAAACTCTTCAAATACATCTGCGTCAATCAATCTCATTCTTCATCACTCCAATCTAATTTTTGACCGCAATTCCAACAAAACATTGTATTCTGCCGTTCGTTCATGTATTTTTCTAAACATACATTTCCGCAAGTAGGGCATACATAAGCATATACTCTTTTTAATACGCCTCTGTACGAATCGGTTTTTCTCGGCTTCCTTGGTATCTGTTTTTTAAGTGCCTGTACTGCCATATCACAAGCCTTTATAAAACTCTCAGCATAATAAAATTCTAGTATTTCTTCTGAACCTTTTAATTCCTTTATCCACTCTAATGCTTCACTCTCTTTCATATTATTTCTCACTTTCTAACAACTTTGCATTGTCAATAATGTTGCCGATAACAGAACATTCATCTAAAACCTCATAACTTTCGGCTGATGGTTTGTTTATCACTTGAAAAGAAATTGTTCCCTCCTGATAAACATCTCTCCATCGCACCAGAAGTAATCTTCCGCCGGCATGTAGTTCTCTATAACGGTCTTATTGTTACATGTATACGTTCCGTCTGCTGCCACACTCTTAGAACATTGCTCACAACAGGTATACTCACATAGGTGTTTATGTCGTCTTCTGCTCATCTTCGCACCTCTCAATTCTTTTTGATTTATGCAATTCTTTCAAAATGCTCATTCAATCTTTTGTATGTAATATCGAGATAACCATAGTCATCATCCCCATCTTCTAAGTACAATCGTATATCTGATTCACCTATGTAGCCATCCGTATGCTCATATATGCTCCCTTTATGAATTGTTATGTATTCGTCAGTAGGGCTGTCGTTCTCGTCATATTTTGGAACATAAAATTCTTTAATGCATTTATACTTTTCCATTCTGATTACCTCTCAATTCTTTCAGTTTTGCTTCTGCTTCGCATAACCATCCTTTCTGCTGCCATCTCTATTGTATTTATCCGACGGCTTATAGAATGGGCAAGGCTTATCCTCCTTGGCGCAATATAACTCAATAAGCCCCTTACAATCTCTCTGCTCAAGATTAGCCATTATACAATCTCTATTGACCATCATTACTACCTCCCTCAAAAAGTTCCTTTAATATTGCATTAGCCAATTTATCCAACTTTTCATCTATTTTTCTATCAAGGTTTTTTGATACCTCTTCCTGCTCTTCATCTGTTAAAAGTGCCAGTTCACAGGTTTTCTTAATTCTTTCTTCAGCAAATGCCTTATCAATACCTGTATTAAGCATTGCTCTATATACAGTCTGTATTGCTGTTCCTAATTCTCCAACAAGTATTACTGGTGTTCCTTTTATTTCAATTCTATTTTTATCACATTTAATCATAATCATTCTCCTTATTCTGTATTTATGCGGTCTACAGAGCTTTTAAGTGTTCTAATTCTTCCGCCAATGTAACCGCATTTATGCGTGCTGCTTCTATTCGCATATTATCCGGTGTTATATCAGATGTGCTGTAATCCTCGATAAACAGGGCAATCTTGCGGTGTGCATCACATATGGCCTCCCAGCAATTCATGTAGTTTCCAAGTGCGTCTACTTCGTCCTCACATTCTGTATTTATTGCATTTGTTTGCATCTCTGACTCTGTTTTTTCTTTCTCTACAGAAACTTTTTCAGAATATGGCGGTTTTTCCTGCTGCTTATCCACAAATGTATCTGTTTCCTGCACATTTTCTGTGGAATCTGCCTTATTATTGCCGTTTTCCGGTAAATACTCCGGATGATTAAGCACGTTGTCCTGCCCTGGTATCTGCTCTTCTACCGGCTGGGGCTTAGGTTTCTCAATCTTGGCTTTCTGTACTTTCTTTTCTTTCCTCTGCACTGGCTTTTCCTGTTGCACCGGTGCAACTTCTGCTTTTTTCGGATATTCCTCTTTATAGATGCTTGTCCATGCCTTAGCCGGATCTTCTGTATCCACTGCCATGCTAAATATATTTATTACGGATTCCGCAAGCTCCTCTATGTTCCACTCTGTCTTTTCCATGTTTCTAACATTAGTTATTGTAATTCTGCCAGAGTCTGCCTTGATACTTAACATAAGACGGCCAACACCTAAAAGACGAACTGAATATATCATTTCTCCTGCAGGAGCAAATATATCTATCAGCTCTGCTGTCTCATATGTTGATGTATGTATCTTCATAAACAGTTCTGGATTGTCATGGAACAGCTGATGCAGTACCTGCTCAAGTTCATTAAGTTTTTTTATACATTCTTCTTTGCCCTCGATTAAAATCTCTATGTCAGATATCTTCTTTTCCTCATCGATCTCTTTCTTAATATCCTCTATTTCAGATTTAGAATAATCCGGCGATATTTCTTCTATGATTTCATCCGGCATATTAAGCATTAAAGCAAGCTTGGCATATCCAAATCCTTTATACTTATCCCCCAGGGCAGAATCATCTTCTTTACTTCCGAATCTCTCATTTATAGCAATGAATCTGGACACCTGTGTCTTATCCAATCCATATCTTGTTTTAGCGTAATCAATTACATTTGCATACGGTGTATCCTTAAGAATATCCGTATCTCTTGCTATCTTTAATAGATATCCTATTCTTATAAAGCTCTCGGCACTCTTACTAAATTCCGTATCCAATGCCTGCTGCCACTCATCAAATGTTCCTGTAGGTATTATCTCTATCATATTTGCTCCTTCTGTTAAATTGTCTGCATAAAATCCGCCTCCAGAACATCAGCAAGCAACTGTCCGGCCAACTTACCATGCCATACTTTTTTCTGTTCTTCTCTCAGCTTTTTATATTCTTCCTTACGCTTTTTATCTGCTTTTATTCCCTGCTTTATTTCTTCCGCATTCATAACCTGCTTAAAATGCTCCATAAATTCATATAAAAATGGTATTGCTGGCTCAAGGTCTGGGTTCTGATTATCTCCAGTTGTTCTTTTCTGCCTTATGTTTCCGGAAGCTTCTACTTCAAGTGTGTACCAAGGCATATCTTTCTGGTTAGTCTTCCTCAGAAAAAACGGATATGCTTCTCTCTGCTGGATCCTGTCGTAGTAAAAATCTGCATGGTCCATACAATGATTTAATGCTATCCCTTCTCGAACCATATCCTCTATACATACAGGTGCTACAACCGAATATTCGTTATTGCTGTATTCATACTTCTTTAAATCTGGCAGAATCTTATTGCACAATGGCCATTCCTTTTCTAACTTTTCCGTCTGATTCTTTATAGATGTTCCACGAGAAAATAATATTGCATTCATATGTGCCTGTTCGAGATTCTTCGGCATAGAAATCTGCGTGCTAGCAATATTCCATTTATTTTGTTCTGCAAGGCAATAATAATCCCTGTATGTAATAAATGTCTGTTTAAAGGTCTCTCCGCTTAATATCTGCTGCCGTCTTATGTAGTTGTATACTTTCATGTATTTTATTGGTTTAGGCAAAAAATTAAGCTCACTTACTTCTATTTCATTCTGCCCGAATTCAGATATCATGTCGTCTGGCCATATTGTATTTGCCAGCTTTTCATACTGCATCCACTTCAATGTTACAAGCGTTGGAGTCATATTTTTTAATCTTTTAAGGCGGGCATTATCAATTTTAAGCATCTTGGCTAATTCCGTTTCATCCTGGTTTAGTAAATTTTTATCATATCCTGTTTTGATAATTTCCTTTGCCAGTCCAAAAAGCTTTATTTTTGCCAACATTTCTATTGCCGGATTGCCTTTTTCTACATACAAATACTTTGCAGGGCTGTATGGCAGAATCGGCCACAAGTCAATTGCACTGTTTCTTAATACACTTTTCTTTAAAAGACTTAGATTTCTGGGATAAAGCTTAATCTTTCTATTGTAATATTCATACGGGAGCTTACTTTCCTGTTTACAGAATCTAAGGTATTTATTCTTATATGTTTCGTATTCATATGTTGTTATTCGTCCATCGCTATACATGAATGTTCTTTGATATTCTATAAATGACCAATCCGGTTTATCGTATGTTGCATTCCTGTATGCAGAATTAACTTTAAATGTTCTTACAACATATCCACCTTCAATCCTTTGTATACAGCTTGTTGATATTGCCCGTGTTCTTAAACCTTTTATCTTGCTTCTAAGCTTAAATATAATTTTCTTATGGCAGCAAGGGCATTTACCTTCTCCGTTTCGTTTCGGTTTTATAAGTGGGACTTCCTTTTCACAGTAGGAACAATACCCTGTAGGACTGTGTATACTCTCATAAAAAATAAAGTTTTCATTCATAGCCTCATGCTTGGACCATCTCTCAAATCCTTTCAGCACAGGCGGGGTTAACGCCAGTTCCTCATCCCACGGTTCCTGTTCCTTTTCTTCAGCTTTTTTAATACTATATAATTTACAACGATGCTGATATTCAATAAGCCCTTCAAGTCCGCTCATATTGGTTCCTAGAAATTGTTTTATCTCCTTTTTACCATCATTATTCTGCCATATTGTTCTTTTTCTTATTTTCAAGTCAGGCTCATAATTAAAGAATCTTATTGTATCAATTCTTTCAAGATTAAATACGAGTGCATTTGTCCATCTTATTTCTTTACCGTCTTCGGGATTTCTTTCTCTTGTGATGTATTCACATCCTTTAGGATTGCAATATATTTCATATACAGGATACTTAAACCCTTTTGCTACATCATCCGGAAAAAATACTGCAATCATAAGAATAGAACCCCGGCTCTGACACCTAAGCATCATGTCATATTTTGTGCTGTATGTGTATTTATGCCAGCTGTATTTATAAACAATCGGCTTATCCAGCTTATTATCCTGTGCAATCCTTCTCATTGTCGGTGTCGCATATATGCGTTTTAATGCTCTTAATTCTTTTCTTTGCATATTGCGCCACCCCTCAATCTATAGTACTTATCTGCTTTTATCTTTGTTCCGTCTACATATAAGGCCTGTATCGATTCTATTTCCAGACTATCTCTTTTCTCTTCAATCAGAAATATATAAGAGCCTTTAACTCCTCTGCCTCTCGGTTCTTTGCCTCTTACTATAATAAAATCTCCTTTTAAATTTACGGATCCTACATCACGATTAAGATGTGTTCCTTTTTCCTCTCTGTCTGGGTGTTTCCGAATATATTCACATGCAAGCGCTGCAAGCTGTATTCTGGTTATTTCTTTAAGCAGTGTTATTTCTGTACACGATATTCTCGTGCCATTTCCATCCTGGTTAACTTCTCCTCCTGCTTCCACGATAAAAAATCTAGAGTCCAAACCGCTGTAATATCCTAATGCACACAGTGGATTTTCTGCACAATGAAAACCATTGCGGGCACATTTAGCTTCACTTTCCTTGTAAGTCTTACCTGGTTCGTACTGCATTACGCCTTTCCCCAGAGTTGCACATAAATCTGAATTAAATGCTTTTATTGCTTTCATGTGAACCTCCTATTTTAAGTAATAATCCTTACATATATTCCTTATTTCAGCTCTGTTGGGAATTCCAAGGTATACTGGACTTCTCATTTGCTCTTTACCGTTTTTTACCTTAGTAATTTTCACAATCTTACTGCTTACAAGCTCTTTCGTATCAAATGCTTTTGCGAGAATCAGGCTCATAAACACCTTCAGACTCTTATCCTTACGCCTGACTGCTGCCCTTACTGCTTCATCATTTACGCACATATCCGTTACAATGTCGTACCAGTCTTCAAGAACTCCCTTAAGTTCTAAATCTGCTCTCTCAATCTTTAATTTTCCAAGTGCAGCCATAAGCGGATTACACAGCTCCTCCATATCTCCTGCTATATAGTCTTCTGCATCATCCAGATCCAGTCCGTTCTCTTTTGCTATATCCCTTACAGCCTGCATGTCCCCCTGTTCAAGCTGTGCCGCAGCTGCCTTATTTATCTCTTCTGCAGAATCAAATTCTCCAAATACCTCAAACATCATATTTCCTCCTACAAATAATTTTTCATAAAAACCTGCATCCATTCACCATGGCTGAATACCTGTTCAAATCTCGCCTGGCCTGCTTTTATAAGCTTCAGGTCCGTTTCCCTGCATTTATGTACTGCATCCTTGCCGGTTCTATGATGTTCCGGACAAAGCCACACTTTTAAGCCGTAATGCTCTGATATCTTCCTGTTGGCCGTTCCGTGCATGATGTGGTGGCACTCAAGCCCACTGGAAGGCAACTGTTTAAAATTGTTGTTCTGCAGCATTTCCATGCGGCACAGGTAACATTCCTTTATGTCCTGCATTATGCTTTCCATATATCTCCTTTCCCCACCCGGATTCCCGGGTGGACTGCTGCCAGATAAAATTACTGTGATATATTCTTAATCTGACTGTGAATAAGTACCATGTAGATATTTCCGGAGTAAAACATTACTCCCGCCTAGTATTTATGCGGTTTTCCGCATTTCTGCATTATATGTTGTCTACCTCCGGATGCTGGCATATGTATAACTGTCTCTCCAACTTCGCTATCTCTCCGCTAAGTATCGTAAGATTAGTAACCTTAATGCTTGTTTCATCCGCTGTTTTACAGGGTGGCATCATGTACGCCGCTTTTCTTAGCCACTTAAGGCGAGCCAGCTCTCTTTTTATTTTTACTTCGTCCATGATTCCTCCATCTTCTTAAGCTCATATTCCATGTACTTGGTAAATTCATGCGCTGAATCAGACCAGCTTATTACATGGCCACAACTGACATTTAAGTACTGCTGCCACAAGTCCGCATTTTTTACCTCTTTCCCATTAGCTTTCGTCCATCCGGCTTTTTCCCATTGTTGCGGCCAAGCATTTCTACAGCTATTTAATACATGCTCGCAACTAGTATTTATGCGGATTTCGCAGTTTTCATGGAAGCGCATTAATGCATGTATTATTGCCTGCAGCGTTGCCTGATTCTCTGTTACATTTTCAAGCGTGCCCTTGCCGTTTCTAATGAACTCTTTGCCATTAATTACTATCTTTAAGACATACATATATGCCGTATGTTTCTTTATTACCGGACCTTTAGCTGTCGTCTGGATGAATACGTCTACCTTTTGCATCTCTTTTTCTCCAATCCCGGAGTCTTGCTGTTATATAAAACATGCCATTTACTCCGTTGTAATACACCTGTGATTCCAGAAGAGAATATTCCGGATGCCAGGCTTGTATTTCTGCTTCCCTTGCAGCCTTATCTCTTACAAATGTGTCTATATATTTGCTTACAGGAACATACCGCCCATTTCCGCCTTTTCTCTTAGAACGGACCTTACGAACTCTGAACTGTCTAAGTCCTGTAGAGCAGTTCCACCGCTTCTCATTTTTCTGTCGGTGCTTGTCCTTTGTTATGTACTTTGCCATTCCTACAAGACCATAAGCATCTTCCTCAAGTCTCTTTGACTGGGAACGCTCTCCCAGCTTCCACAACTTCTCACATACATCTCTGTCAAGAAGCCCATCTATAATGACGTGATGATGCCAGCGTATCTTTGCGTCAGGATCATGTTCTGTAACATATATGTACTTGGCTTTAGGCAGACCTAACTTCTTGCGTCTGTAATTAATCCGTCGGATGTAATTAGTCATATTCTTTACAGCCTCATCCCAGCATGCTGGCTCATTCCCTTCTGCATATGTAAGCGTCATCCATATATCATCATTTGTGAAATTCTCTATAATCAGTCTTCCACAATATTTAATGGCATTCTTATTGTTCAGGTTTCTCTGAGTTTCTTTATCCCTAATTCTCCCTTCTTCCGGAATGTCCTCTTTCCTGGTGAACTCTGGATATATTTCTATCTCAAGTTGATTACCTGCCCGAATCTCCTTACATGTGTAGACGCACCTGTATTTGGTCTTCAGCATGTACTCCATGAAGACCTCATTCATATCTTCTACAGATTTATCAATTGCCGCTTCATAGTCATAGGGAATGTACCTTGTACCTCTTCTTTTCATGTACACCCCTTTTTAACAATCTTTGTTTCGTAGACTTGTTAATATTCATTACAAGCCCAAGAAAAAAGACCATTTTATTATTTTTTCTTGATGTACTTGAACATTTCTGATACAATAATATTGTTATATTTGCAGAGCATTTAATGTTCTAAGTACTGAGCCGCTGGTCCAAGCGGCTCTTTTTTATATAGTTGGAAGTCTGTAAGCTCCTTCCGGTACAAAGCTGAATATCTCCAACAATCTCAACCTTGTGTACCATTTGGCAGCCAGCTCCGTGTTACCAATTCGAAGATTCTCATTGATTCTCTTGTTAAATGTGATTATCAATCCTACTCTTCTCATTTTGCCTCCTTACTACGGACATACCCCATTGCACTAAGAGCCTGCTCATTGAGGCGCTGTCCGTATTCTTTTTTTGTATTTTTATCAAGTTCTGAAAAATCAATCACTTTCTCTCCCTCAATAATTTTTATAACTATATTCATCAGTTCACCTCATGCCCTTTTATGTTTTATATGCTACTTACGCTTTTTAGGTTCATGGCATAATACCAATATTGTTATGCAGATAATTGCTGTTATCGCTACTGCTGTATAATTCACTCTCTCACCTCCTCGAATAGATAATGTCACATATCGTGTCATTATTAATCAAAAAAAATAGACTGAACCGACTTTCCATAATACTGTGCCAGTTTAATCTTTATAGAATCTCTTGGGATTCTTTCGCCACATTCATACATAGACAAAGCCGAATCACTTATGCCTATTGCTTTCGCAACTTCACTCTGTGGCTTATTTCCTCTTAACATTGTTAACCTGTTGCCTATTTCCTTGGGTTGCAAATTATCACTCCTTTCATGCCACATTTTGTGGCTCAACTGTAATATATCACTTGCCACATATCGTGTCAACACATTTTGTGGAATTTTTCTTGATTTTTCCACATTTCGTGTTATTATATATTTAAAGTAGCATAAGGAGTTGAATTATATGGGTGATTTTCCTAACATATTCAGAAAAATAAGAGAACAAAGTGGACTTACTCAGCAGCAAATGGCTGATAAACTTGGTGTATCCAGAAGCGCTATTGGAATGTATGAAAATGGTGAAAGAGAACCGAATTTTGAAACTTTGGAATTAATTGCTGATACATTTAATGTTGATATGAACTATTTACTAGGCAAAAAACCTACTACTGAGGTTATTCCTGATAGGTATTACCTTGATGATGATGCCAGAGATATGGCTCAATTTATGTATGAGAATCCTGAATACAAAGTTCTCTTTGACGCTTCTCGCAAGGTTAAGAAAGAAGATATCGACTTTGTTAAGCAAATGATAGATAGAATGTCAAATAAAGGGGATGATTAATATTACTACTAATGTTATTTACGCAGATATGCCTCCTACAATAAAGGCATACACTGTTAATAATAATGATGATTCTTTTACAATCGTGCTTAATTCTCGGCTAAACCGAGAACAACATCTTAAATCATATCATCACGAATTAACACACATTGAAAATGGAGATTATGACAGACAGTGCAAAGATGTTGATTTTGTTGAAATCTTTGCACACCAGAATTAATGGAGAAAAATTATGGCATTATTTAAAAGGCATCTTAACAGTGCTTCAATAACTACATATGATGCTATCATCAAAGTATGCATTAATGATACTATTGATGGTAACCCATCATATTACGCACTTCAGCGAATGGCTACAGCGTTTAAGAAAAATAAGCAAATGGACTTAGCCATTGCATGTTTACGCCGTTCTAACGAATTATCTGATGCATATGATAAACCGCCTTTATTGGAAAAGGATTATTTGCGTTTGATTAAATTCTTGCAACAAAATAATGAAAACGATGTGGCTGAATTAGAATTTAAAAATATATGCAAACGCCATCCTGAATTTGCAGACAAACGAATTTCTAACTTATTAAGAATAAATGAAGAATTAAAAAAAGCTAGACGATGGAAATGTGATACTGTATTTCTATCAACTAACAAGACTTGTCCTGTATGTTCTAAATACAATAATAAAAAATTTTCTATTAAAGGCAACAAATATCCAAGACTTCCAGCAGAAATTATTAAAAATGGAGGCTTTGACAAAAATTGCATAATAACTTTAACAGTAGATGTTGCAGATTCGTTATAATATGTAAAGAGAGGATATAACATTGACATATGGAAGATGTGAAATACTTAGCTGGCCAGATTTCAGCAATGAAATACATGCTCTGCCAGATCAGATAGCAAAACAAGATGCAGCAATGACTTACGCTGGGAGTTTCTATATAGATAAAAAGTTGGCTACAGGTCGCTTCGAGAAATGCGAAGCAGATTTAAGACATTGTACCTGCTCTAGCTTTGTAAAAGATAAGCTTCCTTGCAAACATATGTATCTAATAGCATTTTATTCCGGAGCTATTAGGATAAATAGATTTTTTCATTTTACTTTATAGCTTTATAGCCTACATTGACACTTGATTACAATACAAGTAAACTAATCTTGAACGTACTCTGGTGTCCTTCGGGTCCAGAGTCTTTTTTATACCATAACGGTATTATTATCGAGATGGTTTTATAATAAATAAAAGCCCCTGTGCTACCAACACAAGAGCTTTTACCACGATACTTACATAGGCAGTGCCTATGATATAATATCGCCCTAGGCAAGCCATATTATATCATTCTGAACACCGCTTTTGCAAGTAGGTGTTATTTTTATACCCATTTTTAAGTTGCACCGGTGCAACTTCGCATATATTTTATAAAAGGGAGTGATTGTATGGCTAAAAATATTCTTAACATGAAGATTGCCGCCGGCTATATTCGCGTATCTACCGATAAGCAGGAAGAACTGTCTCCTGATGCACAGAAAAGGCTTCTGATTGATTACGCAAAGAAACATAATATATCTCTGCTTGCGGAAAACATATACATTGACAATGGTATATCCGGAAAGAAAGCTGATAAGCGACCTGAATTTATGAAGATGATTGGTATGGCCAAGAGTAAGGAACATCCCTTTGATGTTATCCTTGTATGGAAATTCAGCCGTTTTGCCCGTAATCAGGAAGAATCAATAGTTTATAAATCTTTACTGAAGAAAAACAATGTTGAAGTTGTTAGCGTGTCAGAGCCACTCATAGATGGTCCTTTTGGAAGTCTCATTGAAAGAATAATAGAGTGGATGGACGAATACTATTCTATCCGTCTTTCAGGTGAAGTTCTGAGGGGTATGACTGAAAAAGCTCTAAGAGGTGGTTACCAATCCTCTCTTCCTCTTGGTTACAAAATGAATAAGGATACCGGCATACCATACATATATGAGCCTGAAGCTATTATTGTAAGAAAGATATTTAAAGATTACATTGCCGGACACAGCTATTTGGAGATTGCAAGAGAACTTAATGCTCTGGGATATAAAACAAAGCGTGGTGCAGCATTTGAAGGTCGTACTGTTGAATATATTTTAAGTAATCCATTTTACTATGGTGCTATCCGCTGGAATCGTCAGAAGCATGACGACCATACTATTAAAGATATTAGTGAGTGGATTATCGTTACGGGCAAACATCCAGCTATTATTGATAAAGAAACATGGGACGAAGTGCAGCACCTTATGGCTTTAAGAAGTCGTCCATACAAAGCAAGAGCTGCAGGGCACATGAAACACTGGCTCGGTGGCATTGTTAAATGTTCTAACTGTGGAGCTTCTCTTATGGCCGGTCTTAATGCCACAAGATATCAGTGCGGTAATTACAATAAAGGAAAATGTTCACACAGCCACTACATTAAAACTGCTGCCCTTGAGCAAGCCATATATGAAGCATTTGAGCGTGTTTTAGATGGTAGCATGGATTTACACTATGAGTTAAAGAAATCTCCAAATGATGGTAATACAACAGACAGAGACATGATTCTAAACCAGATGTCTAAACTTTGCGATAAGGAAGTCAGAATAAAGCAAGCATATAGAGATGGTATAGACACCATAGATGAATATAAAGAGAATAAACAGATAATTGATAACGAGAGGAAAGCTCTGGAAGCACAGCTTGATTCTCTTAAAGCATCTGAAGCTGATTCATCTGATGAAATGTTACAACACATAACATCTGTTCTTAATATTATTAAGGATACTTCTAAAGATACTCTTACAAGGGCTAATGCTATAAGGAGTGTTGTGGATCATTGTGTGTATGATAAAGAGAATGATAAGTTAGAAGTGTATTTCTTCTTGCAAAAATAGAAGGGAACTTTCCCTTCTATTTTTAATCAGTATATATTGTATCATTATTTTCTTCTATTGTTTGAACTTGATCTACATCTATTCTATCGTCTTTGTTATAACAATAAAATGCTGCCAATGCAATTATTATTAAAGTGATAGAAAAAGCAATAATAACCCAATATTTCCTATCTAATTGTCCATGAATACTTCTTATAAAATCCATTAACAACCACATCATAAACATAAATATTAGTCCTACAATACAGGCAATAATTATAAGCTTGTAAACAGATGCATGATGAATATTATTTAAAACAGAAGCCGAAAGCGTCATACCGCCAGTAAAAGCTAATACAATTGCTGCAAATATTCCTAAAATTGAAATATATTGTGTCTGCATTTCCTTTTCACTTTGTTTAAAATCATTAATATATGGCTCCATATATGATTTAAATTGATTATTTAGTGACTCTTGCGTATTCTTATTTAATTCCTTCTGTTTATATGCTAAATTACAATGATCCCAAAATTTGCAAATCATTCTATAACATCTAATATCGTCTTCATTTTCATTCATATTAGCATCTGCATAATCAACAAGTTTTTCAGCATTAGATAATATTGTACCATCTTCCTTGTCATCTATATTAAATATTCTATTTGTTATCTCATAGTACAATATACGCTCTTTTTTTGATATTTTCTTAAATTCCAAATATGTATTTTGCACCTGTTCATCAAATTTATCACTTGGAGTCTGTAACATATTTAATATATTATTTATCCGTTCTTTTTGTTTTGATGTAATAGAAGTGTAATCAGATTCTTCAATAATAGATTCAGATTCTAAATTAGTATTCTTAACTAAACTTTCAAAGTCACTTTTTGAAGATTTTTTCTTTATTATGTCCTTTATTATTTCTCTTATCATCATGCTGAAAAATACTTTTTTATATTCTCCTTATATATTGTTTTGTCAAATGAGTTATATGCATTTATCCAGGGTTCCTGACCATGTGTTATTGACACAAGTTTTGATGTGCTAACATTTCTAAACAAATCAATAACATGGGCTATATTATTTTTATCTGCTTTTGATATAATATTCTTGTCATACTTTACAAGCTTCACACCTTTGAAAAATCTATTTATTTTAGGTATATTGCTTCCACCAAATGCTTTATATTCCTGATAAACGCATGGAATAACCGGTCCGAAATCCCAAGCTTCAAAATCCTCTTTAAATAAAGGCATTTTATTTTTTAAACCCAAATAATATGCCTGTATAAAATATAATAACTTTTGTAATCTCAAGTTGCTTATATCATACTCCCTATCATTGCAGTAGTTAATTACAAACCTTGCAATATCCAGAACGTCATACAT